CTGTCCAGAGTGCTCACCCCATCGGCGGAAGAAAGCCGACCCCTGCCTAAGCGTGTCATTCAAGCCGGATGGCGTGCAGTGGCATTGTTGGCATTGCGGGTTTTCGGGCGGGGAGTTCTACGATGACTCGCGACGTGATGCAGTGGCTTCGGGAGGCTCGCAAACTCGACGCGCCCTTGCTGGAGGAGTACGGGGTCAAGGCGGTCGAGGGGCGCGAGGTGGCGTTTCCGTATCGCAAGGACGGCAAGCCCTACGCATGGAAGTTCAGGACCGAAGATAAGCGGTTCCGCTCAACGCAGGGCGTCAGCCGCGGGCTTTACAATGCCGACGCACTGGCCCGTGATTTTGCCCTGCCGGTGGTTATCACCGAAGGCGAGGTTGATTGCCTGAGCGTCATCCAGGCGGGTTTTGTGCGGGCGGTGTCCCTTCCGGATGGGTGGACGGCCCAAGGCAACAAGATCGAAGCGCTAGCAGCGGTTGAGGGCGCGCTGCGCAACAGCCCGTTTGTGATAGTGGCGGGTGATAACGACGAGGCCGGGGAAAGCCTGCCGCGCACTGTGGCGAACCTTCTCAAAGGTCACATCGTCAGGGCGGCGACATGGCCCGACGGATGCAAAGACCCGAATGACGTGCTGGTCCAGCATGGTGAGGGTGGGCTGTCCGAGGCGCTGAACGCTGCGGTGACAATGGACCCGCCGGGCGGATTTATCACCTCCATTTCGGACCTGCCGCCGTTGTCGTCGCGTCGTGTGCTGCGAATTGGGATGGCTCCGTGGGACTACAAACTAGCGTTCGAGTTGGGCGCTATGTCCATCGCCACAGGTGTTCCTGGCAACGGCAAATCAACGTTTGTCACGTGGGCGGCGGAGCAGATGAGCCAGGCGGAAAACATCCGTGTTGGAATGCTGGCGTTCGAAACCCACCCGCACCGCATCCGCGACCATCTCGCGCGTATCAACCACCAGACCCCGTGGGCGGACCTGCACCCGGACATGCGCAAGCGTCTGGCCAGCATGTTGGACGAGCGGTGGCGCATTGTGCACCGGACGTTCGACGAGGCGCAGCACTCAATCGGCTGGCTGGAAGAGATGGTTCACACGTTGGCGACGCGTGAGGGTTGCAAGCTGATTATTATTGACCCGTGGAACGAGCTAGAGCACTTGCCCGAACCGGGTGAAAGCCTGACCAACTATATCAATTGGGCGTTGCAGCAGATCCGCAAATGGGCGGAGGCGCTGGAGGTGCATATCTGCCTCGTGGCGCATCCCAAGAAGATGTCCACGGAGAACCCGCGCGCCCCAACAGGCTATGACATCGCTGACAGTTCGGCGTTTTTCAACAAGCCTTCGCTTGGCTTCACCATCCACCAAACCACGAGCGACGACGGGCTGCCACTTGTCCAGATCGTCACGTGGAAGGTGCGCGATGTGCAGCTTTATGGCGTCGAGAAAGGCGTGTGCGAGTGCGAGTTTGACCTAGAGCGCATGACCTACCACCGGACAACATCCCCCACACAGGAGACCAAACGATGAGCATTTCGTATTCTCTACCCTCGTCCGAAGAGATCCGGGCGCTTGGCTTTAAGGGCAGCGAGGAGCTAATCGACCGCGTGGCGCAGAGAGAGCACGTCGAGGGCATTAACCCCGCGCACATCCTACGCGCCGCCGCGGATCTGATCGAGGGCGACCGAGCCAAAGATTACGGCGACTTTCGGGAGTTGCACCAGCGAGTAGGCCGGAGGGAGGGCCGCGCAGGTTCTGCCGTCGCTCGCACGATGAAGGCCGTCAAAGAAGAGCGACTGAGCGTCAACCCCGTTCACTTGGACAGCATGATCGATGCGGTCGCCTACTACACGTTCGCGCTGGTGATGGATGCTGACGAGGCGGAGGCAGCACAATGACCGACAAAGACACAATCCTCCGCCTTTTGACGTCTGGCCGGGAATACACATCCGGAGACGTTGAGACGCTGACCGGCGTTCCCCGCTCTAAAGCAGCCATCGCAGTGCGGGCGCTGAACGTGGGCGGCTTCTTGGAGTCTGAGAAACTGGATGGCGGCATCGCAGTTTTCCGCATCACACCAGCAGGCAGAAATCGGGTGGAGGCAGCACAATGAACGCGATGACAGACACACAGCTGTTCGGGCTTCGGCACTTCCCGCAAACCCCGGATCGCCCGGACGTTGCCCCGTTTGACCATGTGCGGTTCAAGGCCAGTGTTGAGCCGTTGGTGGGGCGCAAGAGGTGGCGTCAAGTGCTCGTGCTGCCCGCGTCCATCTCGGAAAAGTTCGAGATCCTGTATGCCGAGGCGCTGGCAGCAGAAGGCCGCATCGCCGCGCATGAAAAGGCATTGGCCGAAAAGAAGAAGGCGCGGGAAAAGCGCTTGGCTGATCGGGTGCGCCACCAGCAGCGAGGCCACGCGCACAGCGGCAAGTTCCGCGCAGGCATGATGGGCCACAAGATATTGATGCTCATCGCGCAAGGCCCAAAGAGAACGGGTGAGGTTGTGGAGGTGATTGACGCGGCGGAGCCATCCGTAAGCCGCACACTGCGATCTCTGTTGAGTTGCGGATACGTCAAGCAGGAGGACACCTGGCGCGGTGCGTATTTCATCACCGCCGAGGGTCTGGCCTTTCTTGACCGGGTGGAATCTTGAGGCAGAGCCACGCAATCCTACGCGCGGCCAAGCGCATCAAGGGCGTTGACCCGGAGCAGCTAGTCCGAAGCGTGCGCAGTGCATACCGGGCGAGGCGGGAAGACAGGCTAACGCGCGTCACAGAGACCCGCATTGCCAACCGGGCGCTGTATCGTGGCAGGGCTCACAATGGTCAGGTGTTCGGCGCAATCATCGATGAGTCGAACGGCTGCGTTGTAACGATCCTTCCGGGCAATCATTGGGTGCACACGCCCAAAGGCCCGGTCAGGGTAGATGGGAGCAAGTGATGGCACGACATGACCGCCACTCCTGGCAAGACCGCGAGGGCAACGCACGACCCACACCGGAGCGGCGCGCGAAAGGCGACTTTCGACTTGTGGACGCCGAGGACGCAGGCGTTCAGACCGCCATTGACGAGAGCCTGTCAAAGACGGTCCTGCAGCGCCTCTTTGAAGAGCACATCATTTCAGGGCGGCAGTGCGAGGCAGGCGACAGGTTCGCCGCGGCTTACCGCAGTCGCTGGCCAGAGACATCGCCGCGCACATGCCTCAACTTTGAGCCCGTGGGACACGAGACCCTTGAGGACACGGAAGAAGAGATACAGGCCGCCGCCCGGTGGCGTGAGATATGCGCCCACCTTCCCGACCCAGAGCGGGCGGAATGTGAGCGGGTGTGCGGCAAGCAGTTTCCACCTCGGAATATCGATGCGCTGCGGGCCGGGCTAGATCTATGCGCGGGCATATTTCGTATTAAGGGTTGATTCGGGCACATGATGGTGTATGTTTGACTACGAGGACGTGTGTCCAAATGACCCCGGCAGAAATGCGCGGGGCTTTTGCTTTTGGAGGTCAGGACAATCTTCCTGAATGCAGGAAAATGAAGGGCAACCCAAATCCATCGCCGGAGACCCGTTTTAAGCCCGGCCAGTCAGGCAATCCGGGCGGCAAGACGCCAGAGCAGCGCAGGTTGGAAATTGAGAACGCCGAGAAGGCGAGCAAGATCCGGGGCCGCTTGCTTGATGCAGTGCTAGAAGCAACCGATGGCGGGGCGAAGCCTGAGCAGGTGGAAGCCGCATTGCTAAAGCTACTGAAAGACAGCGAGGACCGCGGGCTAGGAGCGCCAGAGCAGCCGCTGACTGGCCCGGAGGGTGCGCCGCTCATGCCAACGCAGATGATATTCAAAGCGCCGGATGTCGACGGCAACGATTGAGCTTCCGCCTAAGCTGATCCCTGTCTTTGCGGCTGACGCGACATTCAGGGGTGCGCACGGAGGGCGAGGCTCAACCAAAACCCGCAGCTTTGCCAAGATGGCGGCAATATGGGGCGTTAAGTTCGCAGGGGAGGGGCGATCAGGTTTGATCGTTTGCGCCCGCGAGTTCATGAACAGCCTGGACGACTCGTCAATGGATGAGGTCAAGGCCGCGATCCGGTCCGAGCCATGGCTGGAAGCGTTCTATGAAATCGGTGAGCGCTACATCCGCAGCCGGTGTGGGCGCATCCAGTTCGCCTTTGCTGGCCTGCGGCGCAACATTGCCAGCTTCAAATCCAAGAGCCGGATATTGCTCTTGTGGGTGGACGAGGCAGAAGAGGTGCCGGAGGCCGCATGGGCAACGGCACTTCCGACTGTGCGCGAGGATGGCGCGGAGATCTGGGTAACGTGGAACCCGAAGGACCAGAAGAGCGCCACGCATCGACGGTTCAGGGAAAGCCCGCCTGATGGGGCGCAGATCGTTGAAATGAATTGGCGCGACAACCCGTGGTTTCCGGAGATACTGGAAAGGTTGCGGCAGGAGGACAAGCGCAAGCGGCCTGACACGTATGACCATATCTGGGAAGGGGCGTTTGACGAACGGGTTGAGCGCCGGGTGTTCCGCAACTGGTCAGAGGGTGTGCTGCAGCCACCTGCAAACGTTGTCTGGCACTATGGTGTTGATTGGGGCTTCGCAAACGATCCTACAGCGGCCCTCAGATGCGCGGTGTGGGGCGACACGCTTTACATCGATGCCGAGGTGCAGGCCATTGGCTGCCCAACTGAGAAGACGCCAGCACTTTTGCACAAGGTGCCAGGGATCGTGGACTGGCCGTCACGCGCAGACAGCGCCCGGCCAGAGATGATTGATTATTGCCGCCGCAATGGCGTGCCGAGGATCAGAAAGGCGCGCAAGGGCAAGGGCTCCGTTGAGGACGGCATTACGTTCCTGCAGGGCTTTGACATTGTGGTGCATCCGAAGTGTCGCGGCGTGATTGAGGAGCTGCGATCCTACGGCTTCAAGGTAGACGACAACGACGACATTTTGCCGGTGCTTGAGTCTGGCAACGATCATTTCATGGATGCGCTGCGGTATGCGGTTGAGGGGCTGCACCGACGCGGCAAGCGGATACCGGACGCGGAAAAGCAACCGCCTCGCGATCCGCGCGGAGATTACACCGCCGCCAAGTCAGGCGATGGTTCAAGTTGGAAGGTGGCATGATGCCCGCACTCGACCTGTCAAAACTGCAAGCGATGGTGGAAAACACCACCAGCTTGACAGAAACGGCCCGTGCGGAGTCCGAGCGTGACCGCGATTATTACGACGGCCATCAATGGTCGGAAGATGAAATCAAGACGCTGAAAAAGCGTCGCCAGCCGATCCGGGTTGATAACCTGATCCGCCGCCGCGTGGACGCAATGGTGGGGATGGAGCAGCGCGGACGCACAGACCCGCGCGCCTTGCCTCGCAACCCAAGCGACGAAAGCGCAGCCGAGGCGGCCACCAAGGCTTTGGCGTTCGTTGATGACCGCACCCGCTTTGATGTCAAGCGGAGTCGCGCGTTTGAAAACATGTTGGTTGAGGGCATTGGCGCTTGTGAGATCGGCGTAAAGCGGGAGCGCGGGCGCGCAGAAATCGATGTTCGCCAGATCCGCTGGGAAGAGCTGATTTACGACTCGCACAGCCGCGAGAAGGATTTTTCCGACGCGTCGTTCATGGGCGTCATGAAGTGGATGACAATAGACGCGGCCCTTGCACTGTATGGCGAAGACCACCGCGAAATGCTGGAATCGTCGCTAACCTCTGGCGAGGCCGGGCAGTCATATGAAGACCGCCCGTTTCAGAGCGGTGCATTCCGATGGGTGGACGAGCGGCAGCGGCGCATTCGCATCGCCTCACTTTACTACCTGTCGCAAGGCGAATGGTATCTGGCGATTTTCACGTCGGCAGGAGAGATCTACAACGCCGCGTCGCCGTATGTTGACGAGGACGGCGCCCCGACATGCCCGATTGTGGCGATGACGGCATATGTTGACCGCGAAAATCGGCGCTATGGCCTCGTGCGGGACTTCATCACCCTGCAGGACGGGGTGAACAGCCGCAACTCGCGACTGCAGCACCTGTCCTCCCATCGGCAGACCGTGGGGCTCAAAGGCGCAGTTGGCAGCACAACGGCTCTTAAGCGTGAAATGGCGCAGGCAGATGCTCATATCGAGGTGGACGAACAGGCATTGCCCCCGGATGTGGGCAACCCGCTAGATGCAGCGTTCCGCATCTTGCCGGTGAATGACCAGATCGCAGCGCAGTTCCAGCTTCTGCAAGAGGACAAGGCCGCGATTAGCAACATTGGCCCCAACCCCGCGGCGCTCGGTGAAGCGACGAACGCCACATCGGGCCGGGCGATCCTGGCGCAGCAACAGGCCGCGCAGGCAGAGATCGCGCCGATCTATGACAGCTTGCGGGATTGGACCCTGCGCTGCTATCGGGCGATGTTTGAGCGGATCAAGCAGTTCTGGACAGATGAGCGTTGGATTCGTGTAACGGACGAGCTGGGGCAAAATGATTGGTTGGCGGTTAACCAGACCATCGGGTTTGACCCTATCACCATGCGCCCGATCATCGATAACGCGCTGGCACGGATGGACGTTGATATTGTGATCGATGACGTCCCGGAGCACGCGACGTTGCAGGGCGAGCAGTTCGAGCAACTTTCAAACATGGCGCAGGCAGGCATTCCGATCCCGCCGGAGATTTTGATTGAGGCATCATCGCTTCGCAATAAGGCTGAGATCTTGACCAAGATGCGCGGCGGTGATGACCCAGCAGCCGCACAGGCCGCAATAGAGCAGCAACAACTTATGATGCGCGAGAAGGCCGCCAAGACGGCAAAGGACGAGGCGTCAGCCAACAAGTCCAACGCAGACGCGCAGAAAACCCAGATCGAGGCACAGCGGCTCTTGCTTGGCCTGTGACTCTAAGCCCGCCGCCGGGGCCAACCGGGCGATACGTGCCGCCAACGCAAGGGCGTTTCGTTATCCAGCGACAATGGAGAAGACCACATGTCAAAAGACGTGCTTGACGCGCTGTTTGAGGACAGCACGAGCGAACCACCTGTGGAAGAAATGCCGGAAACCACACCGGAAGAAGAGCCGCAGGAACCACAGACTGCAGAAGCCCCTGAAACAGAGCCTGTAGAGGCCGGGGAAGAACCGGGCGAACAACCATCCTCGCCGCCGGAGGAGCCACAGCAACGGCAGGTGCCAGTGTCAGCCCTTGAGG